CTAACGGTCATAACGTCTCTACGCTTTTGGTCCCATTCTGTCTCGACACGTCGAAGCTTCAACCAACCGGGTCGCTTAACTTCAGTAGACTCGATTCTGCGCGTATCGTAAGTGATACCCAAAACAATGGTTCTGATATTTATGGTGTTAACTACAACGTTCTCCGTATTGAAAACGGTATGGGTGGTTTGATGTACTCGAACTAAATTATTTTTTATAGCCACTTATTATAAATGTTCTGGCAATTAGTTTTTCTTACAGCTTTCATTTTTATCATTACATATGATCCTAAATCCGGAACTTTGAATCATCTCGTCGACTCTAAACAACAAGAACCCGAAAAAAACGCGGAGTGTAAAGAGGGACATTACCAGGAGATTCAATTTGCTCAAATGGGATACGACTGTCCAAAGGAAAACGGTGTACACATGGGCGCGATTATACGAACTTAAAAACTTGATTATATAATTTAATACATTATGTTTACATTTGATCGAGATACTGCTATGATAGTCGCTATTATTATGTGTATAGCTGCTTCAGTTTACATGTATAGAGAACTCAAAACTACAAAAGAAGAAATGGAAGGTGTCAAGGGTATGAATGGAAAAATGGCTTCATTTTTATCAAGAGTCAGGCCAATACAAATTCCACAAACAAGTTCGTTAAATGAACCTGTTACACCAAAAAATGTCACTTTTAAGACAGAAAACGAAACCCAAGTGGAGGATGAATCTGAAGAAAATCAAGAAAGTGAAGAAGATTCTTCAGAATAATCATCTCGCTCAATTATAACTTGCAAATGCGCAATGAAGAAATACAAGGCAATTGCAGTACCCGTAACGTTTACTGGTTCTAAACCAAAGTTCCTCACTGTCCGAGATCGACGATTCAAAGATTGGATTTTCGTTACCGGAGGGTGTAGAAGAAAAGAAATACCCAACCCGATAAGATGTGCCCTACGAGAATTGGAAGAAGAGACCAGAGGAGTTGTAAATCTCAAGAAAGGTGAATATACCGAATTCAAGTTTGTGGTAAAAGAAAGTCCGGGTGTAGACTTAGAATATAACGTGTTCATATTTTTCGTAAATTATACACAACAGGAACAGGTAGATCTCGTTAAAAAGTTTAACGATGAAAAACAAAAAACAAATTTAAAAAAAATACAAAAATTACCCATTAAAAGGACATTTGACGAGAACGATTATATGAATTTTGAAACGTTATCCGAATTTAACACGAAAAAACAGTGGGATAGGATCGTTAAAAACGTACTCCAAAACCCAGAATTTTATGCGTGTGTGACTTCAGTCAATAGAAAAACCTTCTCTATTAAATAATGAAGTCCAAGTCTTATATATTATCTCAAATAAAGGATTTGTTAATTGAACGACACGGGTATACAGAAACTAAGGCGGAAAGGTATATCGAGGTCCACGCTAACGATAAAGTTTATGAACTTTTAGTACTTAAAAAATCTTTATCTGAACAGGAACAGTACCCAGAAATATCGTTTAGAAAAACGATATGGAGGCATCACTATGATAGTGATGAATGAATATAAAAAATAAAAACTAGTAATTGGTAAGTATACATCATGTTTAAACAATGGTGTAAAGAACAGGGGTTCTCAAACAACTCCAATGTATCACATGTGCTTATGGACGGTGGTGTCCTATCAGTGCCATTTGATAGATTGAACGACTTTTATGAAAAGTGTGTAGAAGCTTATACTCTCCGAGAGAAAATTTTTGTCGTTGAGCAGAAAACAGAAAATTATAATTTTTTTGTAGATCTCGATTATAAAGATGAAACTGAATTAACCGTCACCCAAATAGAAAGTATATGTAAAATTATTTGTGATAAAGTTAATAAGTTCGAAGGTGCAGGTAATGCCTTAATATCTATAGCAGAACCAAAACAGGTTTCGGGTAAATTAATAAAAACAGGCGTGCATATAAACTGGGAAGGTTTCACGGTAAATAGATCTTCAGCAATAGCTATAAGAGAACATATTATAGATACTCTAAAATTGGTATACGGTTCAGTCAATTGGGAAGATGTTGTTGATTCAGCTGTATATGGTAGTTCCGATAGAAAAACACAAGGTAGTGGTTTTCGAATGCCTTTTTCACATAAACGTGCTAAACACGAAGAATGTTATGGTAAAGGTTGTAAAGAATGTAATCACACGGGTAAAGTTAGTCAAGGTGAATATTTACCATGTTTCGTTTATAAAGGTGGTATAAAAGGACCTTTCACTTTACTTGAACCTATATTACCACACCCAGATATTAAACTTTTATACATGTCGACTATACGTAGCCAAAGTAAAGAACCGAATATTATAGAGGGTAAAACAAATTTTCAAGGTAAAGAATCATCTTTTACGCACGCGGAAATAAAAAACGAATTCAAAGATCAAGAAGTTATATGTCTTTTACAAAACTTTGTCAATAAACATCTCGAAGGACAGACAACTGCGCGTATTACCAAAATGTTTGAATCTAATGGTAACTTTTTGGTTTCAACAAATTCTTTTTATTGTGAAAATAAAAAATGTAACCATAACTCTAATCATGTATGGTTTCATATATTAGGAGAAACAATTACACAAAAGTGTTTTTCTACTACTGAAATAATGAGACATTTTGGATTTTGTAAAAATTTTACGGGTAAAAGACATAAATTACCGTCTAAAATTACAGACCAATTATACAAGGATGGGATTGTTAAAAAGCATGTAAAACCGTCTAAACAAGATTTTTTTGGTAAAAAGGTTGAAAAAATAGAAACGGGTGATTATAATTCAGATACAACGGGATTATTCTCTAGTTTCATTAACAAATATATGATTAAAACTGGAGATGTACATGTATCCAGGATAGAACTAAATAAACCAAAGACTAAGAAAAATAAGTTTAACGAGTATTCTATTCACACTACTTATACGTGTACAAATTGTAACACATCTAATGTTATTTTTAACGTCACGAACAAGAAAATAAAACAGGTGTGTAAATGTACAAACCGCGAACATTTTCTCCCGGAAAAAATAGTAACTAAATTATAGAACACAATGATATCTGTTATTGTTTTAGTAGTTGTAATATACTTCGCATCTTCTCTAATAACCACGAAACAAAATAACGTAGTAGAAATTAATAAACTTATACGAAAATCTTATAAATATTCAGGACTAAACCCATCTATACATAATGAATTTATAGAAAATATCAAAATGGCTCTAGAATATAAAACAAACATAATTCTATCTAAAAAACTCATGAATAGATCACTTACAAATCTAGATGAAATTGCACTCAGCTCGGTTTCAGGAGATACGAACCTTTTAGAAGATATAGACACTATTATTAGTGATTTGAAAACGAATTTTAACGAGTTATATACGAATTTACAGTCAGAAAGTGAGTAAAATACTTAAAGGAAATGTATATATATTAATTATATAATGGTCTTAACTGTAAAAACACGTTCAGGGAGAGTTTCAAAAGCACCAGTGCGACTGGAATTGTTTGAAGATGTAGAAGATGATTATAAACAAGATGAATACGATACGGACGAAGATTTGTTAAATTCTGATGATGAAGATTTTCTTAGTGATGATGATATTGAAAACGATGAAAGTGATGAAGATGCTGATGATAATGGAAATTTAAAAGGGTTTGTTGTCGATGATACTGATGAAGATGAAGATTACTCCGAAGAAGAAGAAGAAGAAGAAGAAGAAGAAATAAGTGAGTAATAAAGAGCTTAAAAAAATAGATACTTTTTTTATATATGGAAGCTGAAGTTGGTACACCGATTGAGTATAATCCAGAAGAATTCATAAATAAAAGTAGTAATAATTTCGATGAACCGGATGAACCGGATGTTGATGAAGAATATTATCAACCACCCCCACAACAACCTGTTTATTATAACCCACCACCTCAACAGGTGGTAAAGAATGATATATTCGAAAATATAGATAAGACGGGGTATGTTATAATTTTTGTAGCATTTCTATTAGGGTTTTTCATGGGTAAAACTATGCAGCCTGTAATACTCAGACCGGGATAAACGATTTACCACCTATCCAATTGTATTGGGAAGGTGTTTGTTGGCCAGTAAATGTACCTATTTTACCTGTTACTGGTTCAGTAAAATATGATCTACTTACGATAAGTGGGTCTTTAGACATGTCTTTAGCAACTTGTGATGGTGTAATTTCTTCACTATTACCACCTCCACCACCTGTTTTACTTTTTTGATCTTTGTATACTCTAAAAAATAAAACAATAGATATCGATACGATAAGAATGGTGATTATGTTTAATATAATACTCAACATACTTACTTTTAAATAACAATTTTAATTTACGCTTCTTCTGGGTCTTCATTTTCCTTATTTTTTGATGTTACTTCCTCTTCTTCACCAGTATCATCACTTTCCTTAATCTGTGCATCTTCAGAATTCTCAATTTGAGATTTATTAGCTTCTTCGACCGCTGCAACATCAGCTCGAGATTTTTCATCGTCAAACTTTTGCATAGCTTCTACCGAACCAAACCCTCTTTCAGTTGCTTCTTTTTCCAACGCGTTCTTGATATCCAATTCTCTCTTTTCACGCACAGCTTCCTTTTCCTTCTCAACGATTGCATCCGCCTCCTTCACAAGATCTTCCATGTCAGCATCAGGGTTTTCCTTCTGAAGACGTTCCAAAACTTCACCGGGGTGACTAATTGGAGCCTCGTCGGGTTTCGTGTAAAACCTTGAATTTTCATCACCCCCTTTATAGTATACATCAGATCCCGGTGCCTTAACAGCCATCATATCCTTCTTACGTTCGGCAAACATAGCGGCGGCTTGAGCTTGATTTTCTTTGTATCCCAACATCAACTCTTCTAACTTCTCATCCGCATAATGCGCGTCTTCAATTTGAACCGGGTCAGGTGGAATTAACAACCATTTATACATATCGACGACATAAATATCAAAAGTTGCATCCTCTTTTTGAAGACGTTTCGCGTGAGACGCAGCTTCATCCTTAGAATTAAATGCACCCCGGATCTTAATTCCAAACTTATCGTTCTTTTGTGGTGCTTCAGGTCCTACAACAGAAAGGCATGCATATAATTGACCAGGTACGGTCGTGTAATCTTGTTCAAGTGTTGACATTGTTTTATATATTTATTTAGTACCTTTTTTTTAAGCTCCTTTTTACTTAGGTTTCATATTTATACGATGCATATTTTAAATCGTGTATTATAGTTTTTAATTTTTTATTAGTTTTTATCACAGTGTCAAACATAAAAGACGTAAATTTTCTAGGGCTAATTTTTCTGTACCCACTTAGAGCGATTTAAATGCCTTTTTGAAAATTTTTCGAACTCGGTTCTCATAAGGACCACTCTTTTTTAAAAAAACATGACTTTCATGCACCCATTGTATTATAATAGAAAATATAGTGTTTAAATCCCTCTAAGTGGGTACAGAAAAAATAGCCATAAAAAAATAGACATATTTTACATATGATTTAAACCTAAGATAATACAATTTAAAAGTAAAATCAAAATCAAATCAAAATCAAATCAAAAATGGTACCTGAATCTTACATTAAAAAAAATGACGAAATCAAGGCGGTTCGTGAATTAGAAGAACCTTTAAACAGGGATGTGGTCGACCACGTTCTAAAATTTGTAAACCCTTACATATCACTCAGTGATACGAGTGAAGAAGATCATGTTAAATATTGGTTTAAATTAGGTCGAGAGACTAATAATTTACGATTATGGTGTTTTGCGTGTACGAAAATAATGGAAAAATCGTTTGGTTTATCGCATAAAAATAACACCGAATTAAAAAGAATGGGTTGTTCGCCCTTCCAGTCGTTAAAATGTTATTTGGAAAATTACATGGTAAAAAACTTAAAAAATTGGGATGAAATTGAAACATATGAAAAAGTTGGTAAAAGGGATTACATCGATATGTTTTATGGTGGTAATAACGACGATTTTTATAAAAACGTATCAGAATATATGATTTTTAAGAGACCGTATCGTAAATTTATTACCGAAAATGAACAGAAATACATGTTACTTTTTAACGAAAGGTTAACTGAATATTTAAATTTCGTGGAGAATAACATACTTCAAAATAACACTATATTACATATTGGTAAATATGGTAATTCGGAATTAATAAAAAATATCAAGCGTTTACGAACAAATAACGAAAAGTTTATGGTTACTGTTCAAAATATCAATATTGGTATCGACAAAAGAGAAAAAAATTAAATCTTACACCTTAATAAATGGTTATAGCGACAACGTTTTTTAACCATATTAACATTAAGGGTGTTGTGGAATTTGAAGAAAAGGGGGGTAAAGTTATAATCAGGGGGGTATTAAAATCAAATAAGTATAAAAATAGTTCGCACGGGTTTCATATACACGAAGCGGGTGATCTAACTGATAAATGTATGGGTGCGTGTGGGCACTTTAATCCATATAATAAAAAACACGGAGGTCCTAACTCCAAGGAAAGGCATGTTGGAGATTTGGGTAATATTCATTTTGATGGACGTGGTAACGCCACTTTTAGAATGGTAGATAATTTAATAAAATTAAGAGGAACTAAAGCTAATATAATAGGAAGGTCTTTGGTTATACACGAAGGTATGGATGATTTAGGTTTAGGTAATCACAGTGATAGTTTAACAACTGGACACGCCGGTAAGAGAATAACATGTGCAGTTATTGGTTATTCAAAAAGAATGTGTAATAAACCTTAGTAACTCCATTTAAAAAAGAAAACCCATTACAGATAAATGGAGGAGATACGTAAGTACCATAACGAGTCTAAG